ATTTTATTACTCCGTTGTTTACGAGACAATCGTTTTTACGTTATATACTATTATACCATGGTTATAGTTAAAACACAAGTCATGTAGAGAAAGTAGTTAAATTAAATGTAGGATCAAGATATGCAGGGTTCTCAACTTTTAGCATGATTTGATCATCAAACAACATGATTAATCGTACTCCTTTATAAAATAACTTAGTGCCTGTATGTTTACCATAACAAATATAATCCCCTTCTTCACACCAAGGACCAAGGGGAAATTTATCTTTATCTCTATAAGACATATCACCTAGAGCGAGAACACGCCCTACTGTAGTTAGATATGCCATATCATCCTTTGTTGAATCAGGTAGGATGATGCCTCCCTTGGTTTGAGACTTAATTGATACAGGTCTAATAAGAACATGGAAACCTGGAAGTTCTGGTAGAACATCTGGATCAGGTTGTTCATCTTCATCAGTAGTCCATAAATTGTTCTTCATCGCTTTTCCTAAATGAGCTTGTTGCATATCACTCCTCTTTAATATAAAGTTGTTTGTTTACAATATCTTTTAAGTTATGTTTAGCCCACTCTAGACCTGTTATGTATCCTACAACTTGTTTGTAGTCACTGTAATTTTCAGCATGGCCTTGAGATAAACTATCTTTATGTCTCTCTATTTCTTCTTGATATACTTGTATAACAATATCAAAGATATCCATTAGACATATTTAATTTTACTTGGCTTTGGCATTTCCCAGTATTTAGGATCATACTCAGCAAGCTTAGAACGAGTTGCTCTGCTTCCCTGAATATCTTCCTTAGTCCAATCGCCATACGAACTACTACGATCTACAACATGTGTAGGCTTACCGTCTGTAATTCCTTTGTGGTCGTTTGGATAATGTATCTTTCCATAGTTAGGCATTAGGAATCTCCTTTATTAAATTTAAAATCATATCAACTGTTTTCATGTCAGTTTTGTTTTTCATATTAGCTTCGTCTTTTAATAGTTCAGTCATACTCTTTTTTTCTAAGCCTTCTTGATTCATCTGAGTCATTAAAAGTTTAGTCATCATTTCAATAGCTTTAATAGATTCTTTACTAGCCCTATCTTCTTGAGCCTTTTCGTCTTTCATTGCTGTAGTGATACCAGCTTTTGTAGCTTCTAGCATATGTTTATTTTCTTCAAGGTCTAATTTTTTATTTTCCAAAGCTGACTCAGCAGTATTAGTAGCAAGGTCCATCTGCATTTTTTGTTTCTCTAGTTCAACCTTAGCTTGCTCAAGCGAAACCATTTGTTGTTCTGGCGATTGAACCATGCCCATAGCTTGATTAGCATTCTGTACTTTCTTCGCTGCTTCTATCAAGGCCATTTCAATAACTTCTGGTTTCTGTGCAGACTCTGGATTAACTGTTCCTAGTTCTTCTTTTGCCATACCATTAACTTGCTCTTGATATTTCATAACAGAATGTTCTTGAATGTTAGCTTGAAGAACAGGTTGTACTCTTTGCATAATAGGATTGGCTCCATTCATAGGGTCTTGTAAATAAGCCATCTTTACTTGAATATGAGCATCATGGTTCTGTCCTGGAAATGCAGCAATAGGGATACCTTTAACTGCTGCTAGAATATCTGAAACAGGATCAAGAGATTTAGGTTCTGGTTTTTGAGGAAGTATCTCATCTAGGTTAGGCATATTAGCTGCACTAAGAATAGTTCTATTCAAAGCTTCTGTGTTAAACATACCTGGAGGAGACTGTTGTGACATTTGTAATGCCATATTAGCTAACATCATTCTGTGAGCATTAGAAGGAATATTAGGATCACTAACAGGAATGATATCTACCTTACCATCAAAATCTGTTTTATAAATATTACGATCTTCAAAAGGAACTTCATAAGGATATTCTTGTGGAAGATAATCGTGATCAATTTTAGCTAAGATTTTAAATTCATCTCTTTGAGATTTATGTAGTCTCTTATGAATAGCTGTAAAGAATTTACTAGAAGCTTCTAACAAAGCCATAGTAGTACCTACAGGTCCATAGGAGGCAGCATCTGAAACAATTTGTTCAGTGCTGTCTGCAAACTTCTGACCAGCAGCAGTTACAAATTGAAGCATATTGTAGAGTGTCTGGGAAGGCTCTTTGTAAGGGAGAGATATAATTGCCTTGTTCAAATCAATACCAGTTGCTTCAACCTCCTTGAACTCTCCTGGGGCTATAGGCTCATTGTTGCCTACCATACGCACACCTTTAGCCTTAAAGCCACCTGGAAGATTCGCAAATTGACCTGCATCTATCAATGCTCGCATCGCAGCAGTAGCACTCATAGTCAGATTACCAAGGAAGTGCATTAGTCCCAGACCATAAAAGCCGAATCCTGGAACAAAACGATAGTGTACAAAGTGTACATTCTTTTCTTTTGTAGGATCATCCTTGGAATAGTTTCTACGGATACTCAGTACACTTCTAGATTGTTCTTCTATCGTAACAATGTAAGGAAGAGACTCTCCTTCTTCTGACTGACTATCCTCAATATCAAGATAACAGTGTTGTTCTAACAACATATACTGTGGATCAGAATCACTAGAAGGAGACAGTCCTATAATAGTATCCATTTTTTCTGCAAAAGAAGTAGGATTAATCATACCTGGTTCAGGTAAATCAATATCTGCATACATCTCTGCTTTAATTTCTCTGTATAAATCTACAGGACTTTTATAAATAACATGTGTATATCTATCAGCATTACGTAAATTAGAAGCGTTATAAGAAACATAAAACTGATCAATAGGAATAAACTCTGAGGCTGGTCGTTTAAAAGAAGCATCATAATATATTTTCTTAAACGCAGACCCTATCAAGGGGAGATGAAAAAGCATTCTTTCAAACTCATCAAAGTATTCTGGCATCTGTTCAGTAAGCTGGAAGTTCATAAAGTTTTGAACGCGCATTGCTTGTTGTTCTTTTTCAACAGTATGCTTTCCTAGTACTTGTGCTTTAACAGGACCGTTAGGAGGAAACAACTCTTGTGATGCTTTTGCTTGGAACTTAACTGCTGATTCAATCAACAACGGATGTACTGCTGTACAAGCACCTTGGAAAGGTTCTGATGTTTCTTCTATTTTAAGACCTAGTAAATCAAAGCCTCGTTCAAACATAGACTCCCATTCACTTCTAGATGATTTATCAGATTCATAATTATCATATAGAGTACTACCTATATCTTGTAGATCACCTTCATCAAGATCATCTCTTAAATTTCTATACCATTCTTCTACAGATTCTTCTGGTCCCATCTCTGCTTCAGAAACTTCTTCATTAAAATCTACAAGAACACCACCTTCTGAGTCTACTTCAAACGTAGCACTGGACTCATCTATTGTAGGCATAGGAATAACATTATCCTGTGCAGGATTTATTTGCTCAAAGGGGTTCTGTTCAATTGCCATTTTTATAGGTATCCTTAAATTTTAAATCCATATACTCAAAGATATCTTTTTGATATCTACGCCATTTACCTTTACACATCTTAGGGATATCACAGTCACATTCTTTTTTCTTACAACGATAGTTTTGATATTTAGGTCGTATTAAAGAATGATTAATATTATTTTCAAAGGACCACATTGTTAGACTTAACATCGCATCTACACGGTATACTTTTACATTTGTTACACATTATTTATTTCCTTCTCCTAAGTATTCTTTTCTTTTATTATACCACTAAACTCTCCAGTATGCAACCCTCTTCTGTCTTATTTCATCTTCCCAAACTGGATCGTCTGGATGTGTAACATGCCAGGATTCCTTTAAATAATGAATTGCCATTACCAAGGCATCTACCTGATCATCATGAGCAGCATGTGGAAATCTGGTGAGTTCCTCTATTAATTCATCTGCCCATTTTTTATTTTTAGGTATCCACACTCTACCTGCTTCCATGATAGGAGATGCTGCATAGGCTCTGGCTACTTTATCTCTGTCAGGCATATAGTCTTTTACAGGTAGTCCGCTACGTCTCATGTCTTGTATCAAAGATTGTCCACTGGCTTTCTTTTCTATGATACATACATCTGGCCTGTGTTTACTATATAGCATCTGTGCTGTTCTTCTAAGCTCTGGGTATTCAAACCTACCTCTAACATTTCCCAAGAGAATTAAATTAGGAGCAAAATCTTCTATTCCCATTTCATTCTGTTCAAACAAAGAAAATATACCCCATGTTTGAATAACACTAAAGTCAGCAGTAGTTCTAGTAGAGAATGCTGTATCATATGTTTGTATTATAAACTCACATGTAGGAGGTTCTTCATACTCCCACTCTTGTATCCATTTCTTTTTTATAAGACCACCTTCTTCTGGTGTAGGGTCTTGCATATATAGAGAGTTCCAGTAACGCGAACCATTAGATGCTTTAATCTCTGCTTCATCTATTTCCAATACTTCTTTTGGTTTCCATTCTGGAAAATATGAGCCTCCTTCTGGTAGATCAAGAAGTTCTGCTGCTTCCTCGTCTAACCATGCTGGTATTTTTACAACATCCCAAGGGATTGTTTTGTATTCTGACATCTCTTCTTCTTGTTTTAACAACCATCCGCAGAGATCATCGAAATGATACCTTGTATTAATAATTAAGATAGCACCATTAGGCATAATACGAGTTCTAAGACCAGCAGGATACCATTCTTTAACATATCTCCTACCTGCTTCTGAATATGAGTCCTCTTCAGACATAACATCGTCCAGAATTGCTATGTGAGCACCACGTCCCGCGATCTGTGACCTAACACCAGCAGCATAGTAGGTTCCATTCTGGTTTGTTTTCCATTTACCTGCTGCTCTAACGTCACTTCGTAGGGTAACAGTACTAAATATTTCTTGAAATTTTTCTGTGGTAACAATATCTCTGACTGATCGTCCAAAATCACTAGCTAATTGATCAGAGTGAGAGACAGTCATGATCTCATGTTCAGGATTCCTACCAATATACCAGGCAGGAAACAGCTTTGAACATAAAACAGACTTAGAAGAACGTGGAGGTAAGAAAACCATTAGTCTTTTTATATGACCATTCTCTAAATCATCTAATTTATTAGATATTACTTCTATATGCTTACCCATTTTCCAATCAGAAACAAGTGTAGGAGCTATGAGTTTAACAAAAGTAAGAAAATCATCTTTTGCTTCTATGTTTACTCTAGTTTTTAATAGGTTTGATAAGTTAATATAGTTATCTATAGTATTATCTGTAGTTTCTAGTTCCATTTTATTCCTAAGAGGTAAAGATAAAAACAAAAGAAAGTACTAATAGTGTTACAAAGGAACATTTTAGTTAATGTCTTTCTCTATAGTCTATTATACAGGGATTTATTCTCTATGTCAACCCCCTTATATTTTTAATAATTTTATGTCAGTATCATATATTATATATATATATAGGGGTAGCTATTTTTTGGCGCGGGTTCCATAATTTAAGCCCATGCAAGAGCTATGCCAACTAAAAGATACCTTGCAAAAACCATACCAGAATTCAAATGGCACGATTAATGCATGGAATGCCAGCTTATGCAAAGAATATGCCACAAATATGGTATGATTCGTGCGATATGCAAAGAATATGCCAAGTCTTCTCGTCGTCCTTGTCTTCTTAATGCAACAAAATAACCTATTCTAGCCATTCGCTGCACCTTCCTTATCGTCGATAAATCCACCAATGATGACAAAACAAGATTGAATTAATTTTATATCATCATTCTTAAAAAGCCGATTCAGCCTTATAAGTCATTGAAATATAACAACAATAAAAATAATGCAGAAAGTTGTTTACATCCCTTTTGATGTATGATCTAACATAGGTACTGAAACTTTGGGAGAAATTTTTGAAACCAACCAACAGAACCGCCACTAGCCACGGCGTAAAACTCATAGGCCACCCGTGTTGGGAAAAACTGCTTCTCTTGATAGGTGTCGCTTTACTAGTTGCCTTGGCATAAAGTAAAAACGGCTTATAAGACAGATCGCAGAACTACCCAAACGGCACCTTGAAAAGGTGAATGCAATAGCATGACGGGTAACCGATCACCCACGTTTTAGAAGTAACGAAAGACGGTGCGATGATAGCACATCGCCAATGATGTTATGAGATTGAAATCTCAAGGTGAGAAACCTAGAACCAATTCCACGTTATAAAGTAACACTTGCGAGCTTGCGTTAGTCCCAAGGTGATTAACCGATTGTGAGCAGGGGAAGCTTTATACCGTGCTTTGCATGACTGATAGCAAGGTCATGTAATGCACAAAGTCCACGCCTGGAATATGCCTGGATTTTGTGCATTACATGCGTAGTGCTTATTATCAATCACCAAGGACTGAAGACAATGGACGCAAAAACAATCATCTCAAAAATTGCTGGAATCAAAAAGTCTGGCAAGACATTACAAATTAATATCGTTTTGGTAGAGATTGCCGCAATGGAACACGCCAAGGCGCATGGTGATAGCACGTTATTGACGCGCCTTATTATGGCAATGCCGCAAGGTGTTAGGGTCAAGGCTTTGATCCAACATATTGTGGACCATACTCCATACAAGTATGATGAGAAGCTACAAATATTAGTTAAGCCTAAGAAAAGCGCCAAGGTATTTTTGATTGAGGAAGCTAAGGCAGTGCCGTTTTACGAATACACAAAAGAGACGGTAGCAA